GACAGAAACAATAACAACCCGACTACAATTAAAAAAATTCCAGCTGCCCCTGCGTAGTGTCTTATTTCTTTGTGGGTATTTTTTTCCATAGGTATTTTATAAATATATTTGTACAAATTTACTAAATTAAATCCAATGAAATCAAACTACCTAAAGTACTGGAAAGTAATACGCTACTTCATAAAGGCTAAGTATGGATTGTCTACAGCCGACCTAGATATGCTTTTGTTCCTTTACTCTGAAGAGTATTTTGATAAAGGAAAGTTTGATGAGTTCAATACTTTAATGGGATGGAATAGAGAAACATTTGAAAGACTTCGACAAGAAGGATGGATAGAAGTTTTTCGTAAAAGACATAAACGCAAAAGAGCTATATACTGCCTTTCTTATAAAACTAAAAGAGTTATTAAATCAATATACAATAAGCTAGAAGGGCAAGAGATTTCTACAGACCCATCTACAAATCCTATGTTCTTAAAGAATGTGTCTTACTCAGATAAAGTATATCGCAATATGATAGTAGAAATGAACAAGCTTATAAGACAACAACGACATCATTCTGAGAAATGATTGTGTAAGGCTCGTTATTGATAAGCATCGTGTACCCCGCTCTTTTATCATAATATATTTTGTCGCCTTCCGATATAACGCTAACATCAGTACCCGGTTTTATGACTTCTCCTTTTTTGTATCTTAGCTGGTTTGCATCATCTGAAGATAACAATAAACCTGAAGAAGTTTTAATCTCCTCTTCTATGGTTTTGATTACAATGTTTATTCCTATTGGTTTCATATTATTTGTATGTAGGTCCTACGAACCAAGTTACTAAAGAGTGACGTACACCTTTTGAAACTGGTTTTACTCTATGATATTCAAAAGAAGGAAAAAAAACAATATCCCCCTTATTCATTTCTAACGCAGGTGCGTTATAAAATTCAAACTCCCCTCCTTCAAATTCATCATTAAGTAGAGCTGTCATTGATAGCTTTCTTGTTTTATTATGTAAAAATTTGTTGCCAGGGTCATTATAAGCCCGAAATCCTGTAGCGTCTTTATGATATCCATAAAAACCTTTTTTTTTATACTTAGTTAGCTGCATACCTTCTGCGGCATCAACATCTATATTCCAACCAGAGTTTGAATTAGCTGAACGCATATAAGAAAAGACTAAATCATATAACCATTGTTCGTTTATCCAAACAACAGAAGAGTCTCTAATATCTTTATTAAGAACATTATTAGTGACTGTTGCGTCTTTAAATTTATTTGCTCCTAAATCTAAAATACGTTTACAGGTCTCATCGTCTAGTGCTTTATTAAATTGCCAATATCTAAAATCTTCTTCATTCATGTTATATAGTTTTAAATATATTTTTTAATATTTCCCACACGATAATTACAACAAGTATTTCCTGCCATGGCATTATTTATTCTTTATGATGTACTGTTTCTTAGTTTATCTGTTCTTAACATTGCATCAAGTACAATTTTTTTTACATCTAAATAAACAGAGTTTGCCTGCATTACTCCGATGTCTCCACTTACAAATAATTTATTTGAAAAATCCTCTGCCAATCTATCAGCTTTTTGTTCTTCTTTGTGATTTTTTAATTCCATAATATTTATTTTTGCTCATATGTTCGTGCCATGGTAACTATAGCATTAGTAGATAAAATAGTAATAGCAACCGATACTGCATTTTGAAGCGCGCTCTTAGTTACTTTCATAGGGTCTATAATCCCCATCTTATACATATCACCATAAACTCTTTTCTTTACATCGAACCCCCTGGTGTACGCGAGCATGTCTTCTTTTTCGTAAACACTGTCTAGCTCAAGTCCTGCATTTCGTAGGATTTGTGTAATTGGCGCACGAAGTGCGTCAGCTAAAATTGCGCAAGCAATTTTTTTAGATTTATTAATTTTATTATTATCAGCAATAACACTATATACATTATAAAATTCATATAACGCTAGCCCTCCACCGGGGAGTATGCCTTCTAATAAAGCCGAGCGCACCGCACAAACAGCATCATCAACTCTGTCATAAAGTTCTTTCTGCTCTAGGTCGGTGTTACCGCCAACATAAATAACACCAATTCCGCCTGTAAGCGATGCAATTCTCGACAATATAAAATCCTTATCCGCTTTCTTATTAGCCAGGTCGTGAGCTTCCCATAATTGGCTAACCCGCTCCTGCACTTTATCCTCAGTCTCTTTTTTCTCTTTTATAACTATAGTAGAATCTTTGCCTACAATAACCCTAGCCGCATGGCCTAGGTCTTTAAAATCCACGATGCTTAAATCGTCTCCTGTCTTTTCTGAAAAATAAGTAGCACCAACAGCAAGAGCTATATCCTGCATAAGTTCATGTTGTTTGTAACCAAAGGAGGGTGGAGTTATGTTACAAATTTTCAAGTTGTTCTTCATCACATTCGCCGCAAGGGTGTTTATGACATTAGTAGAACAAGGCGCTACTATAAGTAACTTTTTGCCATCTTGTATGATGGGCTTTAATACGTTCTCTATCGTTAAGAGATTTGTTATCTCCGCATCCGATACTAAGATATGCACATCTTCTAAGATACACTCATCCTTCTTTTGGTTATTGACAAACAAGTTCGAGCTATACCCTCTATCTATCTTGAGTCCATCGGTGGTCTCACTATATGTCTCTGAGGTCTGAGACCGCTCCACTGTCACAATCCCATTCTCTCCAACCTTGTTATAAGTGTCGGCAATTGTCTTACCTATAGTGCTGTCGTTGTTGGCGGATATAGTAGCCACATCAGCTAGCATCTTCTTGGTAACCTTCCTGCTCTTTTTCTTTAAATTTTTTATAAGGTCTTTCGTCTCAGATAAAAGCTCACGCAATATTTCAGTCTTATTGTCTGTCGCATTAATGCGCTCCATCCCCGAGCGTACTAACGCCTCAGTTAATACTATCGCCGTAGTTGTACCATCACCCGCAAGGGTCGCCGTTCGGTCTGCCGCTTCACGCATCATCCGTACCGCTAAGTTCTCTACCGGGTCTATAAGACTAATAGACTTAGCTACTGTTACCCCATCCTTAGTTACAGTTATGCCGTGAGTGTGTTCTGGTGATTCTATAATAACAGTATTACCCATTGGACCTAGTGTGCTCTTTACAGCATTAGACATCTTGGTTATACCACTAATAAGTTTTTGTTGTCCCTCTTGAGCAAAGTGTAGCTCTTTTGGTGTGTATCCTCCCTGTTCCATGATTTGATTTAATTTGATTCAAAGTTAAAACATTTTATTTAGATATAAAAATGTCGAAAAAAAATTTCCCTTATATATATATATATTATTATCTATTATTATTATTATTATTATTATTAAAATTAAGAGATAAAATCGACATTTTCGACATGGCCCTGATAATCAGCAAACTAAACGTCGTAAAATCGACACACTATCGACATTAACACTACAAAAACGACACATATAATGTAATTATCATCTGTTGGAGCAAAACTTAATGTACTCCCTGCAGTACCAGAAATAGAAAAGGTAGCCGAAGCTACCTTAACATTGACCAACATAAAACTAAATATCTAGAGAAGTCCTCTAAATGTCTTCATAGATTCCGCTCTTTCGATTCCATCTGCAATCATCTTAATCTTGCGGTTCTCTGTAATAATTCTTTTCATATTTGCAGCCTCTTGAATACCTGTCATTCCATTAGGTCTTTCGTTTACAAGTCTGCCGTTCTTTATATTTAGTCCTTCCATTAGTACATTATTTTAAAACTTATTAATCCTAAATAGATTGTCACTTCAGAATAATTAAACTCCCTGTCTCTAGGGTAATAAGACCAGCCTAATGCAAATCCTATTTTAAGTCTGTTGTGAACTTCTATTTCCATATACAAAGATAATAAAAAATATTAGATATATAGAGTGTTTGGGTAATACATACATACAGACGACCAATCCTCAAAAAGAAATTTGTTTTTATTTTTGGTGGTGGGGGTCGATTTCAAAAATCCGCGCTCAGATTTTTTTGGCTTTTTTCTGTGACCTCTGCTCCAGTTCCACCGCTCCCGCTCCCGCGCTCCGCTCCCCCGTTCCACGCGCTCCGCTCCGACACCTAGAAAAGAGATACCCGCCTCACCTCTGGAATATTTCCCAAAGTGAATATTATATAAAGATTAACAAAGGGGAAAGCCTCCCTTTGAACCCGCCCGAACTACCCAACTGACAAACATAACCCAGTAAAGCAACCCCGCGCAACCCCTTATAAACAAAGGCACTACGAAAAAACATACTAAAAAACTTGTGTATTAAATTAATTAAATGTAGATTGCAACATATTAACAACAAAACAATAACAGCATGAGAACATTTAACAAGTACAAACAAAATCTAAGACAGGACGGGGAAAGAATAATTTCCTACACTACACACGTTGCAACCATTGACGGCGATAACCTCAAGCAATTAGGTTACTGGAGTGTTACCACTCAAAAGCATATTAATTATGCAGCTAATCAACTCAATTTAACATTAATCAAATAATCATGAACTACAAGGGAATTGATATAAAAAACAAAGCAAACCTAAAGCACGTCAAGTCAGCCGTTAATTGGTTAATAAAGCACAATGAAGCTGATAGACTTCGTAACATCGCGGATGGAGATGGAGATGAGAGAGCATACAATAAGTATGACAGACAATGTGAGAAGACGTTCGATAAGTACCTAGAGTACTCCGAAGAACTTCCAAAATACCAGATAAAGCAAATAGAAAAATCAATTTTATACTAAACACAATGAAAACAAACACAATAAAAACAGAACTAAAAAACTACATTGAAGAAAATATTAATAATTATGCCCCTAATAATGAAGATTTGCATTTTCATTTATTCAATGAGGGTTATTATATAATTGGATACTATAATGCTGAGCAGTGGCTAAAAGAACATAATATATCAGTCTTTGAGGGTATTGAATTCGTACAAGATTATGAAAGGGATAATTTCGGCGATGATGCCGTTCGAACGTATGACAACGCTGAAAAACTTGTAAACATGATTGTTTATATAGTAGGCGAAGAATTAATATATCAAGAAGAATATCACAAAGAATTAATTTAAAAGCAAATACAATGACAACAGAAAAAGCAACTTTAATTTTTGAAACATACGAGCAAGCAAAAGAATTTTCTATTGCATGGAGTAGGGAAACTATGGCGGGACATGTTCATGGAAACAAGGAAGTAATAGTTTACAACATAGACAAAAAAAGAAAGAAATTTATTACAAATTACGTTAAAAAATTAAACGATGAACGAGATAATAAAAATTCAAAATGCCCTAACTAGGCAACGAAACAGAACGGCAACTTTTGAAGATATAAACTATCTAATTAAAAAAGAGAGCCAATACGGAACATTAAACCCAGTAATAATTCAAAATCTAATACAATGATAGAAACGCTTTTATACGGATGCAAAAAAGGTGAGCCTAACTACATGGAGGAAATTTTATACCATTGCAAAGGTTATGTAAACAAAAACGAACTAATGGAAAAGGGTAAACAATGGGCAAATAAAAACGAATACGATAGGCTCAGAATAACAGAGATAAATTTAATGGGAAAACCTGATTTCACTAAAACA